ACTTAGTGATATCTGAAGAGATAGGAATATCAGGCCAATGTTTAGTTAAAACTTTTTGCTGATACTTTCCACACTCTACAAACCTAATTGTTTGGTAGTGTTTAGTACGCTCCATACCTAATGTAAATCCACCAATACCAGAAAAGAGATCAAGAACTTTTAATGGTGACCATTTCATCATCAACCTCCATCTTACTAATATATGCGTTAACATCACCGTGTTTAACTTGACCATATACTCTGAACGTACCTGTTGAAGGCCAGTACTCTACCTTAATCCCTTTAATTTCTTTATACCAATGATGAGATGTATACTTACCCCATCCTGTATCATCAGCTTCTTTAAGGCGATCACGTCTACGTTTCTGTCTATTCTTACGCATTTCTTTATAGGCTTCAGCCATGTCACTCATCATCAATCTCCTTGTCAATCTCAATCAAGCGACCAGTGTGTTCATTGTAAATGACTTGGGTAGCCACACCTGTCCTTCCACAGAAGCGGTTCTTAACAACTCTAATCGTTGTGGTGTTAGCTTCGACAGGGTCTTCTGCTTGTCCATCTCGCTCAAGTCCGATAACAATGTTAGATAGTTGGCCAATCCCTGCTGTGCCTCGTATATCTGAGAGCTTTGTCTGGCCTCCCTCTTCGAGGGCTTTACCCGCCTGTCGTTTAGTGTGTGCAACCACACAAAGATGGATGTCGTACTCAACAGTAGTGAACTTAAGTTTGTGTGCGATCTCATCAAGCATCTTCCTTTCATCACCGGGTTGATCAGATACCATGAAGCTGATATGATCTAGTATGATTACCTTACAGTCACAACCCATGGCGAAGTACTTAATTTTATCACAGATATAGTCTACACTATTGTCTTGCCATGAATCGGACAAGGTATGTAGCCTACCTGTACCCCATGTCCTCTCGTTACCTTCCTTCAACTCATCTAAGGTAACATGGATATCAGGTAGATGGGTAGGTTTGTTGAGATCAAGACTAATCATACCACGTCCTGTCTCCCAACCTGTATCCTCAAGAAATAGCATACCTATATTAAAGTCAGTAGTCTTGAGGGTATTGAAAGCTATCTCTCTAGCTACTGAAGTCTTACCACTACCTGACCCAGCAATGAGAGTAATCATCTCACCAGTACGCATACCATATGTCTTATAGTTTAAACCAGACCAAGGATATTGTACTGCTGCTTCTGCTCTTGGTTGTTTGATGATATCCCACATAGTCTCTGCATCAGATATGATATCGTCAGGCCGGTACTCTTCAGCCCTCCACCATAGATTAACAAACACTGAATCTTCATGGTTCTCAAGGTACTCACCAACATCATTACGCTTTAGCTTTACGATCTTAGCTTTCTTAGGGAACAAAGAGGCAACAGCTGTAGCTGCTTTCTTGCCAGCATCATCATTATCAAAGGTGATGATGATGTTCTCGTATGTATCAAGCCATTCAAACTCACGCTTGCATAATTTGTATGCATCACTTGAAGACTTCACACCTACAACAGGCCACTTACTGCCCATCATCTGATACGCAGCCATCGTATCTATCTCACCTTCACAAACAGTGATGTACTTACCACCCTTGGTGAACTCTGACTGCCCAAAGAGAGTAGCTTTACGAATAGGACCATGAGTCCTGAAGTCCTTAGTGTCTACAACACGCTGCTTGTACGCTATGATATCACCATCCCTACTTGCATAAGGATAGTAATGATCTGTTACAATACCACGGTCAACATCAAGCCTGACCTTATATGTTTTAACTGTGTCAATGGTAATGTTCCTATCTTTAATAGGTCCAACCTTGTCACCCATAAGATCATGATCAATGTTCTTACTTGTAGGTATGGGTACCACATTGTTCTCCTCTATATCTATTGGTACCTTGCTCTGATGGGTATGTGTCTCACATGAAAAGCAAAACATATGACCATCATCGAATAAGGTATTGGCATCACTGCTCCCACAAGAGGAACAGTCATGCCTTGATACCATGTTACTACCATTGTGTTCAGATGGGCGTATCTGATACATCTTCACTCCAATCATCTAGCTGTGGCAGTTCATCTAATAGTTCCTTAATATATCCTGAATCAGACTCAAGAGATAAGGAGTTATCATATGAAGATTGAGTACACTCTGAACAAGGCATCCATCTCTTGTTCTTATCTTGTCGTATCTCAGAGGATTCTAAGATACGATTACATATATAACAACGGCTCATTACCAACTCCCATCAGAATCACTCTTTACTGCATCATGAAACCCTGCTTCCCAATCAGCGTGATCAGTAGGGTTTGAGTCCTTATCAAAAGGATTGTCATCATCACCAAGGTGATAACTATCCCAACCATTATCATATGGACCTTTCCATCCTCCATCAGATACACTGGACTCAGACAAAGTATCCTTAGTATCATGCATATGCTCAGCAACAACAGTATACTTACAGCACCGGCCCTTGCTATTGTTGTAGTCAACAGGGATGCTAACCACATCAGCAGGGTTGATCTTCACTACCATTGTGTGACCACTGGTACCCCAGAATCCTTTGAGGTATTCAATAGAACAGAAGTGTAAGCCAGAGCTACACGTCTGATTAGGATCATCCATAACTTCATTACGTGCCATCTCACATACTGCACCTACTGAATTATCAAAGGTGTTGCTATGCTTATCCTTGTAGTCTTCATTGACATTCTTGTAAGCTAAGAAGTACCCATCTGGTGTGATGGGTAGGCTGTTGCTCTCAAGAAAACGATACAGTTCTTTGATAGCCCTTCCACTTGGGTTAACCATCAAGTTCTCAAGGAACTTCACCATTGGTGACACATCGAATCCATCCTGAATCATACGAGAGATCCGTTGAGTCAACGAATTGTGTAGTTCAGTTCCATTCCAGAACACAACACCACCTTGAACATAGACTTGTCCTTCACCAAAGTCATTGATTGACTTTGCTGCATCAGCTAAACGCATAGCTTCTGTGTAATCACCCAACTTAATAGCCATCACAGCCGCAGTGTACGACACATGAGACGAAGGGATAGTAAGGATACCTTCATCGGTAGTGATGGTGATAGCCGAGCTAGTTACGAGGTGGCCGAGGTAAGTTTGACTAGACATTACAATTCTCCTTTAGGTTAATGTAGTCTTCAACAATGTAAGCATGTTCATTCTTAGGATCGTATGGTAGGTTAACATGCTTTAGTAATGGGTAACGTTTAAAGAACTTTTTACTTAGAGCTTCAGACTTAAGAACTAAGTCATCTCCATAATCATTACCCTTCTCTCTTATACCCATCCCATTTAATTGGAGACAAGCATTGTAGATATCATAGATACTTTTAGCATTAAGGTTCTTATTAAAAGTTAAGGCTCGTTGTTTACATAGACTATAGTAACTCTTATCTATAGCTATGTCAAGTGAAAAGATTTCTTTATGATCGCCAATGAACTCAGACATTGACTTTACATAGTTCATCTTAGAGATAGTTAAGGGTGTTAACATATCCTTTTTTAATTCAAACAATTGATTGATAGCCTCATCAATATGTATGAAGTTCGGGTGGTCCTTAAGTTTATTTTTGTGTGACCCGGGACATCCATAGATAGGTGTTGATACGGGTACTATATCGTACTTCTTTAAACTTTGTATAACCTTATCCAACTGACTATCATGCCCATCATAGATGTACTTCGAATCCTGAAGTGTTCTCTTACGTACATTGATCCATACTCCAGTGGAATTGTCAAGATCAATCTCACCTTGTTTATCGGACCACCATGGAGTGTTCCACATACGATGTTTACTTTCTATAAACTCAAGAGCTTTAGCTGTCTTTCGTTGGACACCAGATGTTGTGTTGCGTTGCACCTTATAGTCAGGGACTACATCACCAAAATCTTGGGTAACTTTCCAACCATAGGTTGTATACACCCAGCGTCTAACTTTTGCTTTAGTATTATCTTTGTAGTAGAATAAGATAGCTTGATCCTCAGGGTGGTGTTCATGCATGTACCTAAGTAAACGTGATGGTACTTTCTTAGTACTCTCATGTGTCATGAACACTTGATAGTTCTTATCGTATACCGTTATAGGTAGGTCACCATTTACATTTCCAGATATTGTATAATCCTGTAAACTCAAGGACTTATACCTCCATCTATACTGTGGTACCACCACTAGCTTAGGACATGGACTCTTACAGTATACAATTCTATTAATGGCAACCCCTTTATACGTAACATCTGCCAATTTTTTTGTCAATCCTTGTATTAAACTAGCACTCTCTTTAAACATTTTTATAGCTTGGTAGATGTTAGGTTGTTTCTCGATATCTTTTTGGAACCCATCAATAACCTCATCAATAACCTTGTCCGCCTTCTTACGAATTACCTCAATGGTTGTATCAACATATAGTATTGACTCCCTTGACATAGGTAGTTTGACACTGCCTATAGGTACATGGATATCAACACCATGATCAAGAAGGTAAGAGTACTTATCCAATCTATCCTCACGTACTTGATCCGAATCAACAGGGTACCACCTACGTCCCATAATAATACGGGATTGTCCTCTGTATCCTTCACGTTTAATCAAGCCCCAACCCTCACCAGTTTGAGTGTAATTATTTTCAGGCCACTCAACTTCTAAGTTAGTCTCAGGTCTAGGATCATTGAAGTACTGAAGAGATTCTTTAACGTACTTCTTAACGTCATCGAACGTACCTTCAGGTACAGGGATACGTACCTCAGTACCGTTACGTTCAGTAGTACTGCGCTCATACAGCTGGACTATTGAAGGGATGTTGTACTCATCCTTGTAACATGTGATAGCACACTCAGTACCCTCATACCTACTGATCACGGTGTACTCTTCACCAATAGCTAGCCCTACTTTCATACCAAGACCGAAGCCACCTTCAGTCTCGTTGTCTTCATCTTTAGTAGAGGCACCAAGATTGTTGTACTTAATTAGATTGTCCCTACCTATACCAATACCAGTATCAGTGACACTATAGTATGGCTCCAACATAGTAGGTAGGTGGATGTAAATAGGTATGTGCCCACGGTCAGCCATGTCCATTGCTTCGACAGCATTGGTCACTAACTCAACGACACCGGCCTTCCAAGGCACAGTGTACAAGGACACAAGGGTATTGAGTATGATCTTCTCCGGCTTATCAATACCCATTGCCACCTTGGCCATGAGGTTAGCACTATCTACCTCATTGATTTGATCACCATGTACTTTCATTTCCCAAGCAACTCCTTCAATGTTTCACCAGCTTCATGCACATAGATATCATAATCGGATGAACCTATGTGAGCTTGTGTCTGATACAGTGCATAGTCTACCGAATCTTTAAGAAAAGAATCCACCTCATTCTCAAGGTACTGGTAGATTAACTCATCTATTTCTGTGTATAAGTCTTCTTGATATGGGTTTGACATTAGTAAGTCTCCTTTACAATACGGACTCGTGTTTGAGGACAATCACTCACGATCTCACGAGTGATAGCATCATTAGGAATGAGGCTAATAGGGTACCCTGCTTCGAAGGTAAAGGTAGGTTGAACACTGGACTCACGATAGATGCTACATAACCTAGCCCAGTTATTTCTTTGAGGCTTACTATGACCAGCCTCCCATAAGCATAACGTATTGTGACCAACAGCTAATAAAGAACACGCTTGATTAATTGTCAGGCCTAGACTTACCCGTATAGCTTTAAGGTTGTTACCTTTAGGTGTTTCTTTCCATGACCAACCGGATCTGCGGCCACTCTTCAAAGTTTTTAATGCTGTTACGTTTGACATAGTAGTCTCTCCTTTACATTGATTGAGTCAAGACACACATGATCCTGACTTTCTTATTGGTATAGCCTATAAAGAATGCTCTTTCTTGATAGACTTGCCTCGCTATCATACAGTTACTACGTGCTACTTCTGTATGATAGTCTTCGAAATGTGCAAGGATTTCTACTGGTCCTTGCAACCATAATACCATCAAAGCGTAGTACATCAGTCACTCCTTTTAACATACCGAAGAGTAGCCTTTATCTTTTCTTGAGAGAGAAGCTCCATTATTTCTCTTGCTTCCTCTTCTCCATCAAAGCGAAATGTATCACTGATCTCTGACTTTATTATCCACATCAGTCATCTCCATTGTGAGGTAGTGTATCGACATAGGCTGCTGCAATACAGCCTATGCTACACGGGATAAGGGATAACATGCAAGCAAAATACATTTCACCTACACTTTTACCTACGAACACTAACATTGTCACCATGACAATGAACATGAGTACCAAGAGATACCCACATATTAATAGGATTATTTTATCCATCAGTCATCTCCTTCCATGAATGCTTGGGCTTGTTCTTCATTCATGCCCAAGCGTATAAGGTCAGACTTACATTGACTCTCATCAATGCGATTATACAAGAATTTCTCGAGGGTTTTAAATATCATAGCTTCCCAGAACAATCTGGTGCTGATTATCTCTGCGGGCATCAGTCTTCTCCCATTACTTCGAAAGCTTCTTTGATCATATCGTCACACCAATTGTAGACCTCACAATCATCATCATCAAGGTCTAGATTTAGAATTGAGAAGACCTCTTGGTCTGGGAACGCATGCTTAGCATAGCACAGAACCTCCTCTACACTCTTACTATATCTGTTATAGCTCCAGCCACTATCTAAAATGATTTCGTAAAGTTGCATCAGTTTACACTCCATCTCTGCTTGGTTAACTTGGGAAGTTTAGGTATGAACGTTGGCCGTGGGATCGACAACGCCGATCTACCTACGACACTGCGCCAATGTATTGACGTGAACATTGACACTGCCTCCTCAAACGAGGCAACTACGCAAGAGCTACCGTGATCACGGCCATGATCTTTCAATGACCAGACTTGGTATCGTCCCGGTGATAGCTGATCTATCCTGCCGACATGTTCACAATCAAACGTTACATCGTGAACGTATCGGCCTCGTTTGCGTAGCTTGACTTGCATCATTCCTCCGTTTACCACTGGTAAGTGGCCTCGAGTTTCAGAAACGCAGACAAGCGAAAGCACCCTGCAACTAGGCAGGATGCCTCCGCGTTTTGCTGCGGTGCGGTAGGACTTAGTCTTGGCTAGGCACCGGCGTTATGGCCTTGTTGGTCACCATTCCCTCAATGTATGCCAGCCATTCAGTGATATCGGTGCCAGCCTTGGCGGCGTCTCTGGATACCTTGGCCAGTGTCTTGAGCTTGTCATCGGTCTCAATTTCAAGCGTTGATTTCACCCGGGCAATGGCCTTTTTCATCTCCGCCCAAGTCGCCCAAGGCATTGAGGTATCAACGCCATATGCTTTTTTGCTCTGTGATTTGTAAGTGGCGATGCGTCCCTCTGCTTTGTCACCCTCAACGTCCACCATCTTATCGCTAGCGGCGTCGTAGATGCGATAGGCGAGGCCAAGCTCATCGTAGACTTGGTTCCAAAAGGCGTGAACGTTGGTGCCGTCATCTTGGGCGTGCTTGATGCAAATCAGAACGTCATCGGTGAAGCAGGTCACGTCAGCTTTGACGGCATCTAACTGGCCAGCAAGTTCATCAATGGTGTTGATGGCATCAATTGCCGATTTGATGTAAGCGTTTGTCATTTTGTCTTTTCTCCGTTTACCACTGGTAAGTGGTGTTGTTGCGGTGCAACATTATGTTGCGGTGCAATATGGTCATAGGTGTACATAACAAGTACATCGCAATTAGTGTGCCAATTATGGTTTATTCAATAATATCAATGACTTACATTGAGAATGATTATCATTAGCAAGAGAACAAATGTAGGGTATAATTAATTCTGCACAGTTTTAAGGCATATTTTTAGGTGCGGTGCAATAAGTCTAGGTTTTCTGCGGGTTTCAGCGCCTATATTTTGGGCATTATTTGCACAATATTTGACCACTTGCAAAGGTCATAAATAGGCCATAACTGGATTGAAACTCATTCGCAACTTAGATGTGAATGATAATCATTATCAATAGCTTATGCTAATGAGAAGCATTCGCATCTGTGTTGCAATTGAAACTCATTCGCAACTTAGATGTGAATGATAATCATTCGCAGTTGGGTTTGCAATTGAGACGCATTCGCAATTGGGTTTGCAAATGAGAATCATTCGCAGCTAGGGTGACAATGAGAATCATTCGCAGGCAATCGAGAATGAGAATCATTCGCAACTAGGGTGGAGAGAGAAGGGGGGTAGGGGTGCTTCACTAGCTTCTTCTCTCACTGTCACAATATCTCACAGAAATGTAGCATAGCCTTTCATTGTCTACCTAGATTCGGCCTATGCATAAACATACTTGACAAATTAAATTAATTCGGCTATTATAGTATAACATTATTATTAAATAGTTCTTAGAGTCTATATGTACTACTCCATCTTTAATATAACTTATATAAACTTTAACTTTACCCTCTTTACTCTTAACTTTAATACAGAGTAGTACTACTTAGTACCTTTTTTCTGTTCGTAATTTTATTTAGCTACTATTGACTTTCGCTCTTGTTCGTGGTATAATAGTAGGTGAAATCATATTAAAACTTAACTATTAAAGCTTTTACACGAGGAAAATGACCAATGACCTTGCGATATCCTGAACATAAAAAACATCTTAAAGATAAGATGAATCGTCCTAGAACTCAATCTCTCTTTCGAGAATTCTACATTAGTGAACAAGATCCCTTATGGACTTTACAAGATGAAGATGCCCAAGGTAAGCTACCTAGTCTCAAGAAGCTATACCTTGAGATTGGTGATCCTACCGAGTACGAGTTCGCTATGCAAGCATTTGGTTCTTGGAAACAGTGGGTAAAGATTAAGAATGCCAAAGTCATCCAACCATTTGTTGAAGATTGGCCAATTGAATTAGAAGTTAAATTACGTAGTGATGGTATCAAAGGTGTAATTGCCGAAGCTAAGAGTGGTAAGTCTAAGTTTAATGCAGCTAAGTATCTAGCCAATGCAAACTGGAAAGGAACAGCTTCAAAGCGTGGTAGGCCAACTAAAGAAGAAGTAGAACGTGAACGTAAGATAGCTGCTAAACTAGATTCTGAGTTCTCTGAAGATGCACAACGTATAGGCCTACGAGTAATTAAAGGAGGAGAGAATGGCGGGTGATGCTAAAGGTAAGATAGATAAAAATAAGTATGGTAAGACAGATAAAAGTAAAAAGACTAAACAAAAGAAAAAGAAAAAGAAAAAGTAGGAGAGACAAAGAGTGGCTATAAAAATTAGTAAGGCAAGTCAAGTTAGCGCTAGGAAGCATAAAGCTAAAAGACAATCTAATGCAATTAAAGCTGTTCGTCAGAAAGCTCTTACTGCTTCTAAGTTAATTAAGAAAAGTACTATCTCAGATATAAATAAAAAACGTAAGGCTTAACTTGACCTTAACTAATGATGATATACGTGAAGTAGCTGAAGCTGATTTAGTAGCGTTTATACGCCTAATAGCTCCACAAACTGTCCTAGGTGCAGTACACATAGAGCTTTGTAGATGGTGGACTAGACAAGAAGCTAAACAGTTTCAGCTTACTTTACTGCCTCGTGATCATCAGAAGTCACGGTTAATAGCTTATAGAGTAGCATGGTATCTAACTAGACATCCAGATCACCGTGTTCTTTATATTTCTAGTACAGCTAACTTAGCAGAGAAACAACTTAAGTTTATAAAAGATATATTCACTTCAAAAATCTACCGGAGGTATTGGCCTGAACATGTTATCCCTGAAGAAGGTAAAAGAGAAAAGTGGACGAATGCTGAGATATCATTGGACCATTCTCTCAGGAAAATGGAAGGAGTCCGTGACCCTTCTGTGTTCACTGCTGGTCTTACCACTAGTATCACTGGTCTTCATTGTGACGTGGCTGTTATGGACGATGTGGTCGTATATGAAAACGCATATACTCAAGAAGGAAGAAACAAAGTCAAATCCCAATATTCACTCTTAAGTTCTATTGAAGGAGCGGATGCACAAGAATGGGTAGTAGGTACTAGGTACCATGCTAGAGATTTATATAATGATCTAACAGAAATGCAAGAAGACCTATATGATGATGTAGGTAATGTATTTGATTATGAACCAATCTATGAGAAGTTTGAGAAGCAAGTAGAAGATAGAGGAGATGGAACGGGAGAGTTCTGTTGGCCTAGGCAAAGACGAGATGATGGTAAATGGTTTGGGTTCGATAGAAAGATTCTAGCTCAGAAGCGTGGCAAGTACTTAGACAAGACACAGTTCTTTGCTCAGTACTATAATAATCCTAATAACCCAGATGGTCTAGGTATCTCAATAGATAAGTTCCAATACTACGATAAGATTTATCTTACCCGTAATATGGGTCACTGGTTTTTTAAAGGTAACAGAATTAATGTTTATGCAGCTATTGACTTTGCATTCTCACTTAATAAAAAAGCTGACAGTTCAGCAATTGTAGTAATTGGAGTAGATAGCTATGGAAACTATTATGTCTTGGATATCGAACGTTTTAAGACAGATCGTATTAGAGACTACTACGATTCGATTCTACGAATGCATGTTAAATGGGACTTCAGAAAACTCAGAGCAGAAGTAACGGCAGCACAGAAAGCTATTGTGCAAGAGTTAAAGTCAAGCTATATTAGACCTAATGGTTTATCTCTCAGTATTGATGAGCATAGTCCAACTAGGCATACCGGTTCTAAGGAAGAGCGTATAAGAGCTATACTGGAACCACGTTATGATAACTTAAGTATTTGGCATTACCAAGGAGGTAATTGTCAGATACTTGAAGATGAACTAATGCAAGAGCATCCGCCTCACGATGATGTTAAGGATGCCCTTGCATGTGCAATTGAAATTGCTATAGTACCTAGTAGATCAGCGGCACACTCACAGGCAGCTAAAAATAATGTTGTCTATTCAAATAGGTTTGGAGGAGTAGCGTATGCCTAGTCGTACATATAAAGAAGAAGAAGTAGGACCACAGAGTACTAATAGATTTGTAGTTCCTAGAGAGATACCAACTACTGTAGTAACGGGAGCAGAAACAAAGCTAGCTTCTGTCCAACCTAATTTAACTGGTAAACGTAAACTTCCGTATCAACCAGATGATATTCCTGAAGAGCCTGACGTAGGTAAGGTAAACTCTTTAGGTGAATGGATAACAGCGATTGGAGGGGGTTTATCTCTAGGAATGTGGCTATCAGAAACAGGTCTACTTGGTAAAGATGCACAAATGGCTAGTAGTAGTCTTCTTAAGAGTAGTGCAGCGAGTATTAATTCTCTTCTAGGGACACAGACTGGTCCTCTAAGGGATATCAATCGTGATGAATCTGGTAAAACTCCATTTCAACGAAGGCAAGCTCGTAAACGTGCTGTACCTGTTAAACGTGCTGTACTAGTTCCAGAAGTAGTTAGATCAGAAAAACAAAGACAACAGGAGAAGACACTTGGGTTTAGTCAAGATGTTATAGATGCTCTCAATATTAAGTCGGGTACTCAGAATGAACAAGATGATAATCCTAATGATGTAGATAATATGAGTGTCGATACACCTAGTGCAACAATTTAAGGTAAGAATGTAAAATGGCTGGTCGTACACAAGACTTCTCAGAGTTTATAGGCACACCTGACGCTTTAGCTGTAGCTGTTTCTAATCGTTTTCTAGATTATGAGAAGTACCGTCGTAGCTGGGTAGAAGAAAAAAAGGAACTACGTAATTACCTTTTTGCTACTGATACTTCTAAAACAACTAACTCTACTCTACCTTGGAAAAATTCTACTACAACTCCTAAGCTTGCCCAGTTACGGGACAATCTTCATGCAAACTATATGGCTGCACTATTTCCCAATGATGAATGGTTATTGTGGGAAGGTGATGATGAAGATGCTGAAGCCGAGGAAAAGCGTAAAGTTATCTCTGCCTATATGATGAATAAATTACGTACAAGTAATTTTGTTAATACTATAAGCGGTATGGTATATGATTATATAGATTATGGTAATGTATTTGGCACTAGTGAGTACGTTAATGAAACTCGTACAGATGAGGAAACGGGAGAAGTAATACCGGGTTACGTAGGCCCCAAGTCTGTACGTATTAGCCCTTACGATATTTTAATTAATCCTACGGCACAATCTATTGAGTACTCCCCTAAACTTATTCGTACCATGAAATCTTTAGGGGAACTTGCCGCTGATATACAAGATCATCCTGAATGGGGTTATCTACAAAAAGTCTTTGATGGTATAGTTAATACTCGTAAGAACTTTCAAGGTATGTCAGTAACTGACTTCCATAAATCTGAAGGTTATCAGATTGATGGCTTTGGTAATATCATTGATTACTACAACTCAGGATATGTGGAGATTATTGAACTCCATGGAGATATCTATGATGTTGAAAAAGAGGGGTTACTCAAAAACAGAATCATTACGATTGTGGATAGACAGAGGGTTATTCGTAATATTCCTAATCCTTCTTGGCGTGGTAATTCCATCCGTCATGCTGGTTGGAGGTTACGGCCTGATAATCTTTATGCGATGGGTCCACTAGACAATCTTGTAGGTATGCAATATCGTATTGATCATCTTGAGAATCTTAAAGCCGATGTATTCGATCTAATTGCACATCCAGTTATGAAGGTCAAAGGCTTTGTAGAAGACTTCAATTATGGTCCCGGTGAGAAAGTCTTTGTAGGTGAAGACGGCGATGTAGATATGATCAGACCGGATGGTACTGCCCTTAATGCTGATATGCAGATTCAGGTACTTGAGAATAAGATGGAGGAGATGGCCGGCGCACCTCGTCAGGCTATGGGTATTCGTACACCGGGAGAGAAGACAGCCTTTGAAGTACAGACTCTAGATAACGCAGCTTCCCGTGTATTCCACAATAAGGTAGCATACTTTGAACGTAACTTCCTTGAACCTCTACTTAATGATATGCTTGAATTGGCTCGTAGAAATATGGAGATCAGTGATGTTGTCCGTGTGGTTGATGATGAATTTGGTGCTGCTTTATTTGAAACTATCACACCTGAAGACCTTGCAGCCAGAGGAAAAATTAGACCGGTTGGTGCAAGGCATTTTGCCGCCAAGGCAAATCAGTTTCAGAACTTATTGAACTTAATGAATTCAGCTATTGGTCAAGATCCGGCAGTTAATGTACATATCTCAGGTATTAAGGTAGCACAGGTAATTGAGGAACTACTTGATATTGAAAAATTCAATCTTGTTCAACCTAATATCAGAGTTGCCGAACAGATGGAAACACAGAAAATGATGAACGCTGGACAACAGTCTTTAGATGAAGAAGCTGTTGCAGAGAATGATTTAATTGCTCCACCTCCTGAAGAGATGGCTTGACAAATTCTCTAATAAATGGTATAATAATACGTAACAAGTAATAAAAGGATTCCGCATACATGAATGTTCGTTGGACTTCACATCTCAAAGACCCCGAGAAACGTAAAGACTTTGAACAATACATAAGAAATTCAACAACTATTCTAGAGCGTCTAACTGAGATTATTAATAACAAAATTGACGCTTTGGATTGTCCAGCATATGATTCAGACTATGAAGATTCTGCATGGGCATATAAGCAAGCGGATCGTAATGGGCAATTACGTGCTTACTTAGAAATACTTAAGTTGACCAACTTATCTACAGGAGAAGACTGACCATGTCTGATGTATTTACAACAGAAGATAAACCAGAAGAGACTGCTGACCCGGGTTACTTAGCACAAGTCGTAGGTGAAGGTAAGAAGTACTCTGACACTGAACAACTAGCTAAAGGAGCAGTACACGGTAATGATTATATTAATAAATTAGAAACTGAAATGGCTGAACTACGTGGGGAGCTTGACAAGAGACTCACCGCAGAAGAAATGGTTCAGCAAATTAAGAGGGAAACTGCGGAACACCAAGCTCAAACTCAACAGGTTCAGGAGAACACCACTCCTCAGCTAGATGAAGAAAAGCTTTCCCAGCTGATCTCTAATACCATTGAACAAAAAGATACACAGAAGGTAGCTCAACAGAATATTCAAGCTGTTGATGCAAAGATGAAAGAACTGTATGGGGCTGACAAAGCCGCTGATGTAGTTCAACAGAAAGCTCAAGTAATGGGTGTTACTGTTGATAAATTAGCAGAGATTGCAGCGATTTCACCGGATATGTTCTTTAATTCAATTGGTGTATCTCAAGGAAGTAGTAAGATGACCACCCCTACTCCTACAGTCGGTACAACCAGTACTGAAGCTGTGCAAACTATGAATAGTGGACAAGCAGTTGAAGAAGGAACTTGGGACTACTTCGAACAACTTCGTAAGTCAAACCCAAAGGAATACTTTAAACCAGCTACCCAACAGAAACTATTCAAAATGCGAGAAGAGAAAGGCCAAGATGGCTTTTATAAACGTTAATCTAGCTATAAGAGGAAAATAAAATGGCTATGGAAACTGGTAACTCAGGGCATCTGATACGCTCTGAGGTATGGTCTAGCCAGTTGA